TGCCTTCTGGGAAGATCTTCCCAATTTTAGTTACATTATCCTCGTAAAAGACAAGTGACGATGCGTAATTTTCGATGTAAAGTTTACCTCCGTAAAGACCGTTTATAGCCTCATCGCTGATCATCTTCACTCCTTTACACACCTTCGACTTGAAGCTAAGACATGCGTATTGCACGTTTTTTCCAAAGAACATATCTAGTATTACTGCTTCATCGCCTTTCAATATGTTAGAAAGGGTATACGATAAGACTGTAGACTCTAATGACGCTATATGCTGCGTTAATTCAGTTTTGTCGATTTTCGTTATTTTAGACATTTCCATTTTTCCTAAAAAACTATAAACTTAGATTTTTTGTATTTAAGGCCAATATATCTTTATCACTAAAAAAATGGCTAGTCAACTTCATCTTCAAGACAAAGAAATCGTAAATGCGCTTACCATCATCCGAGACCTCGGTATCAAGCTGGGTGTAAAGGAGAGTGAATTGTTAAAGTTAGGTGCGTTATGCAATGATAATAACGCCAAGATTGAAGAATTAACTCGTGAAAACGATGAATTACGTTTTCAGGTGGAAGATCTACTTCGTACTTGTCAAAAAGAGTCTGAGAAAGACTCCGTTATCAAAAAATTGTGTAAAGAGGTTTACACATTACGTACCGCATATGAGAACCTCTCCGAGAAGAGTACAGTGAGTATCACCAATCTTACGAAGAAACATGAAGTGCTTCAAATTGACCATAACACCCTTGCTACAAAACACGAAGCGCTTCAAAATGACAATGACACCCTTACGAAGCAAATTGGAGCACTTCAAATTGTCAATACTTCCCTTTCAAAGAAAAACGAAACTTTGCAATCGCAGATCGACCGGATGCTTAATTCTTACCAAGAGCGCGCGGACGTATATTCTGCGAATATCGACTCTTATGAAGAAGACATTGAGCGCTTGCAAGATGAAATTCATGAGCTTCGTACGGAAAAGCAAGATATGATAACTGCTTTGCAAAAGATCGTCGATGAACTTCCTCAGAAAATCCCTTCATTTTCCCAAGAACCCGTAGTGCAGAATGCCGTAGTTACTTCGGCTTCTCAAGAAACTCTGGTACAAAATGCTATGATTCGCGCACAAACTTCTGACGTACGTATCAATTTCGAGATGTTTGGCTTAACTAACAGATATTGGGTTCATAACAGACACCTTATCTTTAACGAAAAATATCGATACGTAACGTATAAAATCCGACAGTACAGAAAATTACGTTAAGGATAAGGTATACAACTTGAGCTCAACATCTTTATAGATGTTCTCAAAAAGATCTTCTCTCTTGGACGTACTGTTATTACGCCTACTCCAAAAGTCAAAGTCCTATCAAATTTAAAAGTATAGCCAAAATTTTATCTTTGATAAATTACTTTTAACTTTCGGCAAAAATCGTTTAAGATTTCTGTGCTACAACAACCTCGCGGTCATTGCGGGGGGTAGGCCCCTTTGTCAGCGACAAGCGCCAACGCTTCATGATTTTTTAAGAGTATATTCTTCGCCCCATTGATATCCCTGTCTATAATTGCGCTACAATATCTACATGTATACGTCTTTTTACCTCCAAGATTGTGATCTAACTTACCGCAGCAACTACACGTTTTACTTGTCCAAGATTCATCGACAACCGCAACTTTAGCACCATTTTCACGACTTTTAAAAAGTAATCTTTCTCTAAAACGGTAATGTGCCCAACACATCATCTGTCTAACTGATCTAGACGATATTTTACGTTGTCCTTTCTTAACCATTTGACTAGTTTCGAATTTAGGAATAATTATAAGATCGTATTGAGAAGATAAATATTTTGCAAGCTGTTTATGTAGTTCTTCTACAAGATTACGTATTTTAAGACGCAACCTTCGTTCCACGCGTTTCAGTCTATATTTTAATACAGGCTTTGATTTAGTTTGCTTTGAAATGACTTTGTCTAAAACAATACATAACCTCACTATTTTGTTTATGTCTTGGGGAGCGACTTGGTAAGCGCAATTGTTTGTAGGATCATAGATTGTTTGGAATGTTCTAACACCGGGATCTAAGGAGCATACTCTCAAGTTTTTTGGAGGGTCTTGGTTATCGACCCCACTTTCATGAGGAATGCATAAGTAATATTTTCCGGTGTTAGTCCTTTGCAGCCTACAATCCATAAGGATGTCTCCACGCCATGCACGTTTTCCAGACCATAGTACTACAGGTTTAGCTACATTCGGCAATCTAAGAATGATCGCGTTTTTGGTCTGTACAACCCACTGTCTTCTCAAATAAAACGTTTCCGATTTTTGTCTCTTTTTCGATTTAAATTTCATACGGAAACGTTCTACATCGCCATTACGAACCTTGGTTGCGTTTCCTTTTATTGCGGAGATAAACGTAGAAACTGAATCATCGCGGATGTCATAACTTACATTTGTAAGCCATTCGTTAGTTCTTACTGTTTCGGACGTATTATTAACGAATAAAGAACGTAGTCGTTTCTTTGTAGGTTTTTCTTGTACGCGATTCATATAGTCAACACACTTGTTATATGTCCACCTCACAGTTCCGAATATACTTCCCAACACATCTATATCCTTTTCGTTTTTTATACTCAGTCGTATCTTTGTCGATTTAACAAATTGGCCAAGTTCTTTGACAGGTTTTCCGACAAGTACATTATTTTTTACTCCTATCTCCACATTTGTAAAATGCTCGTTTGACAATAACGTTCTAGGCCATAAATTTTCAACAAAATTCGACGATATTTTCGTATCTGGCACAGAACCTGAGTTGCAAAACTTTAATACGTTAAACCATGTTGAATAGTTAGCAGAATTTTCCGGAGAAACGTTTAGTGCTATTTTCTGTGATATTAGATCATCGTTTTTGATAGGAGACCACAGACACTTAGACATTTCGCATTTAGAAGATGACCAAAAAGGTGAAATATCTTCGCTTTTAGTTACACCAGGGTTTGACGTTTCAGCATGTGTAATAGAGCTATTTGTATCTTTTATTTTTGTACGTTTTTTAGTGTCTACCCATATTACGGGTGTAGGCGGCTCGACGCTACACATGTAAAAATCGTTTGTAAGGTTCAAAGGTTTATTATAACTCTAATGTAAGTACCCTTTAAGGATATTTATGTCATATATTTGAAACGTATCCAAGAAACACAATTAGCGAATTTCTAGCGGATGTGAATTTCTTAGGCCGCTTGTATCATATTTTGAATTCTGTATTTATTTTACAAAATCTCTCTACGGTAGAATCCGTAAGAGAAATTACGTCATAGATAAGTTCGACATCACAATCTTTCAAATGAAGTAATGCGGCTTCGATACAAATAGCGATACGATCGTTATCATGTAAAGATGAAAGATGCTTGAGTTTGTCCAAAAGACCACCGAAAGCGACAAGTCCGTTGAATTGAACCTGAACGTCGGGTTTAACACCGTATCGAAGTTCTGAGAGCTCCTTATAGACAGGAAGACTATCGGAGAGTTCCTTACCCATCTTTTTGCAAAGATTAGCGGGAAGTTTAGTTTTTGGGAAAAAAGGGAAAGCGTAGCGTTGCGTCATTGTCAAAAAATTTTAATAGGTCATGAAAACTGAAATTCTGAAAAATATGATTTTTCACAAAATTAGAAAATTAGCGTATGACAAGGGTACGATCAAACTTTAGATGTGCCTTGAACGTGCTATTATTTCGAAAAGCGTCAGTTTGTGTTTGTGTACGATATAAGAGTCGTAGGTTTCTTGTAACATCACGTTGCACCCTACTACCCTATCGTGGAAACCCAAGTCTGTGAGAAGGTAATCGTAACTCATTATTCTTTCAGGCATTACACCAAAATAAAATGCTTCGTACATTAAATCAAAGAATCGAGGTGATATCAAAGTTCTTGTAATCGACTCGTGGTAAATGTAAAGAAGAGCGAATAGAAAACGCGGATTACGAAGGTCAAACGATAGCATTTTATACATTTTTTTATAGAGGTCAAAAATGCGATCTTCTTTGGTATGAGTTAATAGACATGTAGCAGGAACGGCATAAGGAGATAACGAAGAACTCAATCTTTCAGGTACGTTACGTAATCTGTAATTAAAAGAAAGGGTATGTTCTATAACTGTTTTCGTCATATCAGGATATGCCCTGTAGATAAAAAAGATAATCTCTGGTATTCCAGTTCTTCCAATTGTGGCGTTGAAGTATAATACAGGTTGTTCCAGCAACCAGTATAAAATTCTCTTAGCTTCAGGTCTTCCTATATCTCGTTTCAATATCTTTCTATAGTTTATAAAGTTAGGAGCCATGAAACTATCTTGAAAGTTGAAATTGACCTGAGAACGGAGGAGGTCGCTTGTGCTTATACACCCATGCACAGGGTGTATAAATTCGTCAGTGTTTTTATCGTATGTTAGTTCCCACACCATTCTTAGAAACTCATTCAATGGAAATTCGCGGATTAAAGAGGTTATTATTCCGTTCTACCATATGTAGTTTTTAGTTTTGGCATAAACTAAGACCTTTACAAACTTCTGGGTTGTCACCGTGATCTGAAGTTTCGAATAGCCCATCATTCCATTCTACGGATCCCCTATATTTTTCATGACGTACGCTATCAAAAAGTCTTCCTACAAGGTAATAAGCGGGTATACTACGTCCTTGTTTACAGTTATCATCGTATGCATGAAAAAGAGGATCTAAAGTAATGTCTGTCTTTGGATAAGATAACATATCCCAATATGAACACAAAACGCTGTGTTCACAAACGATGATGGGAATGACCATGGCGCTATTCGTTAACGCAGAGAAAAAGTCAACTATTTGTTCGTGTAGTTCAAAGTAGATGATCTCCATAGTCACCAAGATGTAACCAGTGTCGGAAATTTGAAAAAGTAGACAATTCCCAAAATTAAGCTTTCCAAGTTCAGGCCTAAAGTAAACATTCACGACGTTTTTGTACGCTTCCGTATTTCGAGGACGATTATCACCTACCCAACATCTTAAAAATTTAGGGATGGTCAAGACGACATCAGTCATCGTATCTTTTGAATGCTCCAAACTACCGACACGAACAGAAGAAGCATCGTAGTCTACCTCCGCAAGAAACGCAGCGTATCCGTTATCGATGATACGATACGTCTTTACATCTGCAACTTTGGGAATATGTTTGAGAACTAACTTCTTAATCTTATCTATGCCCTCATGAAGATCGTCAAGTTCCTCTTGTTTTGCGAGAAGTTCAAGTTTAAGATCTTCAATCTGGTCTTTTAGTCCTTCATTCTTGAAAGTTAAGCTCTCTATTTTAGCGTCACGGGTCCTAATCTCGGAATTAAGATGTCTTATTATTTTCCGATGCGTATTACACCATCTTTCTAAGACAAGTTGTTTTGCTACGAGCTTTTCGTTGTCCTTTACGATTTTAGAGGCATCCTGAATTAATTGAGAGATCGCTGCCATAGTTTTATTTACAATTTACCTATGTAAATTTTATAGTTATTTTTAATTTTTAGAAATTTAGTTGATCGCTTCACATAATTTCTTTACCAATATAGAGATGGAAGGAGAAGCTCAAAAAGCGTAATCTCACGAAATAAAGAGAATGAATCGCTTAGAATTCTTGCCCTATCACAACATCTGCATGCGTATGCCAGACCTAAATGTGGTCGAGTAGATTGGCAAGTACATCTCGAATATTCGAATCTAAAAGGAATAAAGGGGGGCGATATTAAAGAACTGACAATAAGTCCTGACATAATAGCATGCGTCATAATACGTTGAAATATCGTATTTCGTAATTCTGATAGCCCTAAAGGATATCTCAAATGATCAAGATGATACATAAGTACAGAGTCGATAAGTCGTGGATGAGCAAGATCAAACCCCAACATGAGAGCCAACTTAATAGTTTTCTCTACTTCAATAGTCATTATTCTGTCACCACTTTTTTCACCTTGCAGACACAAACCATACGACATGGATCTGAAGAACATGATCAATGAGAAACTGTCGTCAATATTTGGATTGTCTTGGCGGATTGTATAGTTTAGTCTTTTGTATTTTTCCCTGATCATAATGTTTACTAGATTAGGATGATGACTGTAAATCAAAAACAGGAGTTCGTAAATTCCGTTAACGAACAACAAGGAGTGTTCCAGTATATACTTTAAGAATTTTTTACAGGCCGGTCTACCTGAACGTTCAGGGAGATGTTCAAGACGTCGTAAGTAAACAATCATGGAACCAATATAGGACCGAGTAAACTCCAAATTATTCAGTCTATCCCATATTTCCTCTTTCGTAATGCTCCCATACCTCGGGTGACAGAAAATCCGTAATTGGGGATTGTACTCCATTTATTGTATGATTTTATTGCAGATCTCTCTTGTTTATAGTTTTTCTTCGTATTCTAAAACTTGTAGTTTGGTGTATAAAATGTCAAAGAGCGTTACGTGTTTTTCTAAGAATCGAACTTTGTCAGCTAAAAAGGCGTTAACGCGTCCATGTGCTTGAACGTAGGCTGTACGTCCTTCTATTTTGATATAACGGTCTGCGCCCGAATGTAAAAGAATATTGATGATTTGGGCTGTTGAATTTCTGGCGCGGTTGGGATTCCGATAATTGTTGTTGAACGTTTCATGGAGAATTTTTGCCAAGTCATCTACAGATGTGTATCCTGTTAATCTCTGGATTTTATTGCGAAGCGCAATTAAAATCAGTATTGCGTCAACACAGCCTTGGTGCACTGCCTGCATTGCGCATTTTACCCATTCTGTCTTCACAATTTCATAGTTGTATATTTTTTTAGATATATAGTCGTATACACAAGAACATACTACTACAAAAATTTGAAGTAGACCACCGTAAGCAAGCTTTCCCGGAATACGTATCATGAAAATTTTTTCAAAGAGCGTTATTTGTGTTAGGCTGCCAGCGTACTCTGACCTTACAAATGGATGTGCTCCCGCGTCAAAAAATAATTTGAAAGCCCTAGGAATGAATTCGGCCATTGAACATGCTTCAAACAGAGTATTACCATAGATTTCGGCTCTTTCAACCTGATTAACGAAGTGTCTATTTATAGCATCCACTAAGACAGACAAAGCATCGAACGATTTATATCGCACACCTATGACGAGAAACGTTACGAGATCTTTCACCAAATATCTCGTAAAGGATCGATTTTCGAGTTTTTTCTCTATGCACGGTCCTAAAAATTCCGGTACGTTTTTGGTTACGAATATCCTAATATATTCGTCATCGTCTTTTTCGTTATCTATGTATCCCAATTCGTAACAAACCCTCACCATATTCCACGAGCCGTTTTTAGCAGCGACCATACCTGGAGTTAATCCAGCTGCGTTACGTACAAAAAGTGCACCATGACGGTGAAGTACCCTTACGAAGTGTGCATCGTCTGTTAGAGCGCAGATATGCAGAAGCGTAATTTGAGTAACAGAGAAGTTTACCAATTCATCTTTATTGTCGGCGATTTCGAGAAGCTCTATCGCTTTTGCCTGGTCTTTCAAAGCCAACCTATAGAATTCCATTTGTCGTTCAACATATACCAGAAAAATCCATTATTTTCTAATTTTTTAGTAGTCAAGATCTTTCTGAATAGTTGAAACATGCACTATTTTGAGAGTGGGTGCCATTACGTTTTTTGCGCACACTACAACATCATTCTCTTCTTTTGAAGAGGTAACTTGAAATTCCAAGATGTTCCATTTTCCGCTTGACAAGTATGCATCTTGGAATTTTATATTTTGAATTGGATACGAGAATGTGACGTACGCGACATGATTCTCTGGAACAAAAACAGAGATTCCTGTTGCAAAAGTGTAAGTATGTTCACTCTTCGTATACGCGTATGAACTTAGAAGAAAAGTACCATCGCCCATATCTCTAGGGAACTTCGCCTCTTTAGAGAAAGCCGAAAAAGAGATGAAGTTTTCCATAACGAGTTAATTGTGTAATAAAATTGTGACTATGGTCTGTTTATTTTTGATTTTTAGACATTTGTACAAAGGGGTACCCCTTTCCCAACTTACTAAAAATTGTAGTGTAAGAAAATGAGTGATAATGCTGTTATAATAGAGATAAAGATGAACAGAAGTAGCGTATCAAAAACTACGGTGCTGTTAAATCTATTACGATAGCTCATGACTCTGAATCTCGCGTATTCACGTTTTGTTGGGTCTTGACTGGTAATCAGTGTAATCACAGATCGAATACACAATATTACTTTCTCTTGTATAAGAACGTCCATATCACCTAAATGCATTCCAACTGAATTTGCCTCGCCATGGTAGTCAAAGAATCTGATATACATGAATGGTAAAAATCGTTCAGAGTGTTCGATATGATGAAAAAAGTAAATGAATAATTTATTCGTAAAAGTAAGTTTAATACATCCTTTCTTTCGTTCATGAGAAAAATTAATAGAGCGTAATGTAGCGTCGCTATTGCGGACTCTATCAATGAATTCTTCCATATTTATTTCAATTATCCCGAAGGGTAAATGAAAGTTTATAAGTTCTTAATTTGTTGGTTGCCATGGGAAGAGAATATGAGTTTGAAGTAGTGAAAAAAGGGTGATAGACTCTCTATACTCATAATATAGAGGCTCTACGCATTTTTCCATATCACATGCACACCGTAAGTTTTTTATACCTGTGAACGTAACAGCACCCGTCTCGAATCCTGCTAGAACACAGTCGCGACAATGTCCGTTTTGAAGTCCTTCTCTTCGTCTTTCAAAGGGTATCCATCCACATTCAAAGAAAGTGACCATCACATTACGTACAAGATCATTCTCAAGTATCTCTTCGATAGTATCTTGGCCGTAGACTCTTACATCTTGCATTAATCGGTTTCCTGATAATATGGACATGGTTTGGACGATGTTATTTATCATGTCTCCTTCAGTTTTGTGAATAGGCCTTAATACTGTATGTGTAGAGATGAAACACATGATGAATTGCGTTGTGATCTTGTAACCAGCAAAGTCCAACTTTCTAATATAATTTAGGTCCCTAGGTAAGGAGGATACATGGCGACACATTACAGTATCGAAAAAATTGGGTTGGGAACTCGAGAAAGGATTTTCTATTCCTAACGCTTTCAAAAGAAATACGATTGCGAAGAATCGGTCGCAGTCCGTTTCGATACTATTTAAAGCTATATCCCGTAGGTTAAGAACATTCGGTATCTCGAATTCATAAGTGTTCTCTATGGAGTCTTTTTCAGGGAATATTAGATCGACTAAATTGCTCTTACGCCTATCAGAACACTCATAAGGGTTATCCTTAAACCACTTCTCCACATCAAGCGATGAGAAGGATCCGTATTTACTTGAAGAGAAGTTCATCCTTTGAATTAAACAGAAACACAAATTAAGACCATTTGTAATTTTTTAATGATGTGAAGTGATGAATCCAAATAAGGAATCCGCAAAATTTTTATAGCCCATGATTCTGAAGATGTCATCACACTTTACGATATCAACATCGCCCAAGTTGATTAAACTGTATAGGATCAAGTAATCTTCAGAGTTAAGACTGAATTTTCCATAATAAGGTATTGCGCTACCTTTTCTCTCTTTAACTTGTTCGTGTAATGTATTTCTTTCATTGTTGCTTAATAACGTTCCGATAACGCAGATTCCTTCTATAATAGTCTCATCTTGATTTTCAGAGTTGACTATGACACGTTTTTCTATTTTGAACTCTTGAGGGTAGTAAATATCAACCCACACTTCTGTAAAAGGGATAGCGCACAAAAAAAGTTCGAAGTTATCAGGGATGCCGGAGTGAGATGAGATTACTATAACGTCGTTAAACCTAAGATCGATACGATCGGGAATTACGGTGAAATTTAATCCTCTGAAAATGTCGAAGACCTTTATTCTGACGCTGATTTTTGAATGCGCTTCAGATATGACGACGTCTTTTTCGTTGACGTACAACTCATACCTCTCAACAGAGAAATTGTCTTTGTGCGACTCGAAAAATAGAGCTCCGCCGTTAGTGTAAGACGCATTAATTTTACGAATATCCATGGAACATTTGAAGTAACACTAAGAGCTTAACTCTTGTAATTCTGATTTTTTAGAAAGTTAAGAAAACATAGTTCTAACTATACGAGCGTAGGTAGGGTCAGGTGAGTTTTCTACTGTATCATCTACGACTTGCCTTACTACCTTTCTTCTTAGTTCATTCACTACGAAACATCCATAAGAGATGTGATGAAAATTACGTTGTAAACACTCACCCTGGAAAATGTAATTATTAGTAAAAATGTTAACCCTACGTAGTGTCAGGCTGTAGTTTATAGGACCTGACCTATAAACAGTGCAAGATTCTCCTATCTGAAGATCTTTTATAACCATCCAAAAATTCAACATTGTAAGTTACTATAAAAGTTCAGGATAAGAAGAGCTTTATTTTTGTATACGTTTAGATACGTATAAGTACTTTGATGATCTTCTTATCTGGAACTTGTATAATACTTCAAACTCCAAACTCTCAAGAAATGTAGGTTTCGTCATAAGGCTTTTATTTTGTAATTTCAAATGTGAATGGTTTGAAGTATCTGGTCAAGCGTACGAGGCGTACCATTATGGGAATACTTTTTCATCACTTCTTCAGGGTAAACGCACCATTTCCCTATAACTTTCTCTTTTGGTAAAGCGTATGCAAGCGTTTGAAGATCGAAACCTCCCAAGTAAATCTTTATATCTCTTCCATCTTCCAACTTTAATAAAACGCCAGGATGCTTGCAAGGATAAGATTGGAGACAAAGGCTCTCGTTAATATTCAATTCTTTGATCATGTCCAAAGTAAGGGCTTCCATTTTAGATCTTTTTGTATGCCTAAAGTTTAAGAATGTCTATTTTTTTTAAGTTTTATATGAGAATGTGTTGGTTGGAATTCCGTGCTGCTAAACACTTAAAGATCCCCCACAATGCCATACCCATGGCGTACGCTGCTAAAACCATCACAAATCCTAGGAAAGGATAGATCCAAAGCAAAAGCATCGCTATCATATCGTAATCCTCAAGACTTACAGTGCCAAGGTATATGAATACCCCAACGTAGTACCAAAAGACCAATAGCGATAGTGTGACTAATGCAGAGCATTGACACCTCGTAAGTTCCATATTTCCGTAGTTATAAATTGTCTTTTTATTTCAACTATATGGTTTTTCACAAAAACTCCCTTCATCTTCGTAGTTGCCCTGATTTGAGCTTCAACTCTCGAATTCTTTTACGTCGCGCTTTTTTTGAGTCGACTTCCTCCCCAACTTCTAAAGTTGCGGTAGCACGTTGTTCGAATAAATTAGTAAAAGTAATTGTTTGTGTACTCTGACTTCGTGTAGTAGTGAAATAGACTACTCTAGGTGTTGCAAGTTCTGAAGTAGCTAACTTTTCAATCTCTTCCAAAGACATAGCGCTCGTAATTTTAGGAAGATGCGCGAAGTCTTCAGAAGAGGTTTTCATTGCTAGTTCTTCATATAACTCTTTTGCTTTTAATCTATCATCGCACGCTATCAATTTTTCGATAGAAGATTTATAAATTGTTTCGCCTTTCTGACAACAAACATAGTAAAATTGTTTAATACGTCGGTAATTAGTCCAAAAATCAGTGTACTCAGGTTCAAAAGCTAAATCCGTAACAGAAAAAGCACTCATTTTAGAGATTTAGAAGTATAAAAGTCGTTCTTATAGATTTATTTAAGTTTTCACAATTCAACATGCAGAAGCGCTTTGTTCCTGGTAATATTAGAAACACTCATAGATGTGACAGGATTGTCTTGTACTTCCCACTCCAATTTCGTCATTTCGATCCTTCCGCTTTCTAATTTGACAGGAAGGTAAAGAAAAATAATTACCACACCTTTTTCAAAAGGTAAGGGGATTACACCAGCCCTTCCTCCAAATTCCCTTACCTTTCCGACGGCAGTATACAACAAAGAGTTTCGTCGGTAAATCTTGGAATTCTGGCTTTCAATAGTTACAGCATTTTCAATCTCTTTTTCAAGATTGTAAATTTCCAATAATAAGTCTTTCAGGTCATCCATTCTCTGTTTTTTAGTGATTTATAGGTACAGAAACCTAAAATTTGGAAAAATATAGTTTTTCACAAAACTTCAAAAATTCGACCCATCAACTTCAGTACTTTGAGGTTCTTCTTAACTACTCTATGCGAAAATCTTTATTAACTCCAACATACGCTCCTGTATCTCTATGATCTCCAATCTAACGAGCATCATGTCGAAAAGGTTAATATGGTTGAAGTTAAACATTTCAGGCTTATCGCAGATATATCCTAATCTAAATGATACTCCTGAGTAGAATATTACGTTAATTGACATTCGATTGCGTTCGCGCTTGTGTTTGAAAAACGTATAGTACATCCAGCGACTAAACACATTACGACATGAATGCATTACCGCATCTTCGGTGATATCTTCCAATAAAAGTATGAAAGCTGAAAGAACTAAAAAGCACTCTCTATCATTTAACTTGTTCCAGCTCGCAGAAGTTAAATAATTCATCCAATTCCCAAAAATGGTGTCCGATGAGTAGGTGAAAGGTTGCGTTTGGTTAAGATACAGAAGATAAGAAAACAGCATCGCAATAATTTTGGTATCGGCTTTGCGAGGATTATGGTAAGTGGAAACAAAAGCGCAGCCTAGGAAATTATAGGGAGAGTAGACCAAAATATTACGATTCTTATATTCTTTACAAATCCATAGAAGTATGTCAGCGTAAGAACACGTCACAAGAGCTGGAATCACATGTTTTGTCAAAAGTGTATTAAATGACTCATTATTCCCGAATTGCAAATGGGCAAACTTTAAAAGTGCTTGGATACATCTCATACAAGAATTTTCATTGTTTTTGTTATACAATACGTTGTCGCATAACGTGCTAATAAGATCGAATGCATTATTAGCCGCTTTAATAATTCCATTACGTACTTTTTCAATCAAGTAGACAAGGATATCATATCTACAATGAATTGCAGCGTAATTAAGAGCACTACCCCACGCGTTAGTCCCTTTATACATTTTTCCCAAATCAACTTTTGGATTTTTCATCATTTCAAGAGAAAATGATTCGTTATTATTGATAATAGAAACCATCAGCGGCGTAAGGACCTTTTCGCTGTTTATAATATTTTCATTTGCAAGATTTAAAATTAAAGAAAGGTAAGACGTATCTCCATCTCTGGCAATTTGATGTATTATGGTTTGATTATCCGTCGTCGTCCAGTTCACCAACTTTTTTTGCGTATCTACATTTTGTACAAGCAGATAATCAACAGCGGCTTTTCGATCGCAACAAAAAAATCTAAAAAAATCCTTACCATCCATACTTTTCCGAATAAGAGAATAAGTTCATATCTTCTTCGATTTATAAATTTTCCTAAATGTCGTCTTTTACAGATATTGGGTTCATAACAGACACCTTATCTTTAACGAAAAATATCGATACGTAACGTATAAAATCTGACAGTACAGAAAATTACGTTAAGGATAAGGTATACGACTTGAGCTCAACA